CAACAAACCAAAGCGGACGCCTAATCATCCAACCAAGTCTCATGTAGTTGTTGCTAAAGAAGGTGACAAAGTTAAGACTATTAGGTACGGACAACAAGGAGTTAGTGGTGCGGGTAAAAACCCTACTACTGCTAAAGAAAAAGCACGACGTAAATCTTTTAAGGCACGTCACGCAAAGAACATAGCTAAAGGCAAAATGTCTGCGGCTTTTTGGGCAAATAAATCAAAATGGTGAGGAGAACACTATGCCAATGGTAAACGGAAAAAAGTACGCATACACAACAGCAGGTAAGAAAAAAGCTAAAGCAGCCGCCAAGAAAACAGGAAAGAAGGTTAGTTATGGCAAAGGCAAAAAGTAGTCCTAAACCTAAAAATAAAGCTCTTTACTCACGAGTCAAAGCAGAGGCTAAAAAGAAATACAAGGTTTGGCCTAGTGCGTATGCTTCAGGTTGGTTGACTAAAGAGTATAAAAAACGTGGTGGAACCTATGAGTAAAACCAAAGGCGGTCTTACTAAATGGTTTAAAGAGGATTGGGTGGACGTTAAAACGGGTAAGCCTTGTGGTCGTAAGTCAGCTACCAAGAGTAAACGTCCTTACCCTTCTTGTAGACCTAAAGCGGTTGCAGCTAAGATGACCGCAGCAGAAAAAAAATCTTCTGCTAAACGCAAAACAGGACCAGCTAAAATTAAACACGCAGTAACAGCGTCAGGCCGTAGAAGAAAGTCTACAAAAAAGTCTTGACATTCAACAAAATGTATGGTATAATATAACTATACAGTAAACTTTAGAGGAAACTATGACACCCGAGCTTGAAACATACTTTAACAATTACAATGAATTGTTTAATCATGAAGGTTTCAAACAACTCGTTAGTGAGCTTTCTAACAATGCAACACAGTTAGCAGATATTCAAACAGTAAAAGACCAAGAAGATTTATATTATCGTAAAGGTCAAGTAGCTGCTTTTGCAACTGTTATTAATCTACAAGGTACTATTGAAGCTGCTCGTGATCAAGCAGAAGCAGAGGCTGAAGAACCCGTAGATGTATAAAGTATATGACTTTCGTTGTACTAACGGACACGTCTTTGAAGAGTTTGTAAAGGATGGTACTACAACCAGTAGGTGCGGTTGCGGTGCCAACGCTACAAAAATGGTATCTGCCCCGTCTTTCCACCTTAATGGTTCCGATGGTTCATTCCCCGGAGCGCATATGAAATGGGTTAGGGAACACGAAAAAGCAGGTAAACAATAACATCTCCATAATGATAACGATCACGGAGTTTAATTATGTCTAGAGCAACGATTATAGATCAAGCCCCTGAAGAAGGAAACGCTGATCAAATCGAGCAAAACGAAGTTAATGAGATTCAACAAGAAGTAGAAGTTGAGCAACCTCAAGCCCAAGAACCAAGCTTACCAGATAAGTACCAAGGTAAGTCGTTAGAAGAAGTTGTACAGATGCACCAAGAGGCTGAAAAGCTTTTAGGTCGTCAATCTTCTGAAGTGGGAGAACTTCGTAAAGTTGTGGATGATTACATTAGTACTCAAACACAGCAAGCACCTCAACAGCAACACGTTGAGCCTGAAGACGATATTGACTATTTTACAGATCCTCAAGCAGCCGTTAATCGTGCTATTGAGAATCATCCTAAGATTAGAGAAGCAGAGCAATACACTGAGCAGTACAAAAAGCAGTCGTCACTTGCAACGCTTCAAGCTAAACATCCAGACATGCAGACAATTCTTAATGATCCTAAGTTTGCTGAATGGATTAAGGCATCTAAGATTAGGACTCAGTTGTTTGTAGCGGCTGACCAACAGTATGATGCTGACTCTGCTGACGAATTGTTTTCACTCTGGAAAGAACGTAAAACAGTTGCACAGCAAACTGCCAATGTTGAAAAACAGGCACGTAAGCAAACACTTAAGGCAGCTAATACAGGTAACGCACGAGGCAGTAGTGCAGGAACACGTAAAAAAGTATATCGCAGGTCCGACATTATTAAACTAATGAAAACAGACCCTGAGCGTTATCAAGCACTGTCAAACGAAATATTGACAGCTTACGCGGAGGGTCGGGTCAAATAATCTAAAGGAGATTAATCATGGCTGGCGAAACTTCCGGAACTTACTTCACAGCAAACGCTGTGGTAGACAAAACAGCAGCAGGTACTTTCATTCCAGAAATTTGGAGTGATGAGGTAATTGCTGCATATCAAAAGAACCTTAAGATGGCTCCTCTTGTTAAGCGCATTCAAATGGCTGGCAAGAAAGGCGATGTAATCCACATTCCTAAGCCTACTCGTGGTGCAGCTTCTGCTAAGGATGAGTCCACAGCAGTAACAATCCAAGCTAACCTTGAGTCAGAGTTGACTGTCACTGTTGATCGTCACTTCGAGTACTCACGTCTTATCGAAGACATTGTAGAAGTACAGGCGCTTAACAGCCTCCGTCAGTTCTACACTGAAGATGCTGGCTACCAGCTTGCTCTTAAGGTAGACACTGATCTTATCAATGCTGCTACTGGCTTTGGTGATGGTACTCGTACTCAGTCTCCAGCTAACACTGGTGCTAACTGGGTTAACAGCAACAGCTACTACTTCGATGGTACTTCTGGCCTTGCTGCGTACGCTGCTGACACTGTAACTTCAGGTGACAACTTCACTGACCTTGGTTTCCGTGAAGCTATCAAGCTGATGGACGACGCTGACGTACCTATGGAAGGTCGTTGTGTTGTAGTACCACCTGCTGTACGTAAGTCTCTGATGGGTATCGACCGATACGTGTCTTCTGACTTTGTTGGTGGTCGTGGTGTTGAGTCAGGTCTTATCGGTAACCTTTACGGTGTAGACATTTACGTCTCAAGCAACGCTCCAGTAATCGAAGCAGCTGCTCAAAACAGTGCTTCTACTTCTGACGTTCGTGGTTGTTTGTTCTTCCACGCTGACGCTCTTGTTATGGCAGAGCAGATGGCTGTACGTTCGCAGACTCAGTACAAGCAAGAGTACCTCTCTACTCTGTACACTGCAGACACTCTGTACGGTGTTGAAGTATACCGTCCAGAAGCAGGATTTATCCTCGCAGTTTGCGACGAGTAAGACCATTAGGGGGTCAGCAATGGCCCCTTTTCCTTTTCTTTAGTAGGAGTAGTTGATGCCTCTTTTTCGTGGAACAGGCGGTTCTGGTGATGCGAGCACAGATGCTTACGCTTCAGAAGTAGCTACCAGTGCACAGACTGCCACTACTAAAGCAAACGAAGCTAGTGCTTCTGCAGCAGCGGCGGCAACTTCTGCTAGTAACGCAGCAGACTCTGAAGCCTCTGTAGCGGCTGATGCAACAACAGCGTCTAACGCAGCATCTGCAGCACAAACAGCGCAAACTGCTGCAGAGACAGCTAAGACAGCATCAGAGACAGCTAAGACCGCAGCAGAAACAGCTCAGACAGCAGCAGAGACAGCAGAAACTAATGCTGAAACTGCAGAGACTAATGCAGAGACCGCAGAGACTAACGCTGCTGCTTCTGCTACGGCGGCTGCGTCTAGTGCAACCAGTGCTGCTGGATCAGCTACAACAGCCACAACTCAGGCTACAACGGCTACGGCTCAGGCTAGTGCAGCATCAACATCAGCCAGCAATGCTGCTACCAGTGAAAGCAATGCGTCTACTAGCGCAACTAATGCAGCAACTTCTGAAACGAATGCGTCTACATCAGAAACTAACGCAGCAACGTCGGCTAGTAACGCAGCAACCAGTGCTACTAATGCAGCTAGTTCTGCTACGTCTGCATCAGGATCTGCAACGACTGCTACAACGCAGGCAAGCGCAGCATCAACTAGTGCAAGCAATGCAGCAACTTCTGAAAGCAACGCTTCTACGTCAGCAACTAACGCTGCCTCTAGCGCCTCCTCAGCGTCCACCTCAGCCACAAACGCAGCTACTAGTGCTACTGCAGCACAAACTGCACAAACGGCTGCAGAGGCTGCTCAGACGGCTGCTGAGGCTGCTCAAGAAGCTATTGATGGTTTGTATCTAGGTGCGTTGTCTTCTAACCCTACTGTTGATCTTAACGGCGACGCAGTAACTGTAGGTGACTGGTACTTTAACACTACTGACAATAGTACAAGAATTTACGATGGTACTAACTGGGATTCAATTAATCCTAATCTTGTTAATGATTCTACACCACAGCTAGGCGGTAACTTAGACCTAAACAGCAACGACATTACAGGTACAGGTAACGTCAACATCACGGGTAATGTGGCGCTTACAGGTACTGTTGATGGCCGTGACGTAGCAACAGATGGTACTAAACTAGATGGGATTGAAGCTTCAGCAGACGTAACAGACACAGCCAATGTAACAGCGGCTGGTGCCTTAATGGATAGCGAAGTGACTAACCTTGCACAGGTTAAGGCGTTTAGCTCTGCTGACTACGCTACTGCGGCACAAGGTACTAAAGCTGATACGGCACATGGCTGGGGCAACCATGCTAGTGCTGGCTATCTAACTAGCTTTACTGAAACTAATGACCTGTCTACAGCAGTAACATGGGCTAACGTACCGGACGCTAACATTAC